GAACTTCGGTGGTCAACAAGGCGGACAACAGCCGGGCGGCAACGCTGGTAACAACGGCGGCAAGGACGGTGGCGTTACTGATGTCGACTTCGAGGAAGTGAAGTAATTCGCTGAGGACGAGATTCGCCACGATGTAATTCTCTGAGGTTGCATTTCCATCGATGAATGCAAATTTGATTCGGATGAAAACATCGAAAACTATAAGGGGCAGATCAAAAAGTATAAATATGAATAGATAGAACAATACAGTTATAAATAAGAATATCAATAACTTAAATTGAAAATAGAACAAACAGATGGCAAAACAAAAAGTATAATTCACTTGAATTGCATCTTAATTTTGCTTCTGCTTTTTTATTTGTTTAAACAGTCTGTTTTAATAAGTTGCGTATAAAACGGCTAATTTGGACCATTCCGGATTCAGGACAAAAAAGACGTCTTAGGTAACAGTAAAAGTAACAATTTAGGTAACAGTAAAAAAATGGCTGAAAAAATTATACTTTTTGTTTTGCCACTAACGGAAATCGTAACCTTTAGCAATATTAGAATAATTCACCTTGAATATGAGTCGTAAGTGGAAGAAGCTTATAAAATTCAACTATGCGATAGGATTTATTTTCATACGTATTATAATCAGGATTAAATCTTTTTACTATTTTAAGTCTTACTTTGATAGCATCTCCTTTTCCGAATTTTGCACCTTCATTTATTTCTTTCATTAGTGCATCATCTTTTACTATAAATGATATTTTGAATCCATTATATATAAACTGCCATTTACTACCAGGTTCAAAATTTAATCCTACTATTGTAAGTATAGCATCTGTTTCCTCTATTTTATCTTCATTTATATTCTCTAAGTCAAAATCAGAATACATGTATTCTTTAAAATCTTTTCTATCAAAATTTGTTTTCGTGGTATCATTAGAATAGATTAATTCATCTACTGATGGATCAGCGTCGACTGCTTCTATTGATTTTGATATAGCTTCTCTTACTACAGGAGTATTATATATATTTATAACATTCTTCACATATATGGACGTGACATTGCTATCTTTTATCTCAGTACTTATATCATTTCGTTCTTTTTCATCTTTGATAGGCTTACCCTTAAGTTTTTTATAAATAGAATATACTGTTACTATAACAGTAGAAAGAGATGCTACATACTCTATACTGTCTTTACAGAATATTTGTTGCATAATATTCTCTACTACAGATAAGTCTATAATAAATGACCCTTTTTCTATTGCATTTACTTTTAGATTTATTTTTTTTGAACCTCCACTTATTTCCTTGTTCGATTCTTCCACAATAGTTTGATAATGAGCCAATACAGCTATCAATACATTTGCATCTATTTGATGTTCCTGTCCTTCAAATTTTATTTGCATACTTTTCTTCATTTTACTATGGAATTTATAAGCAAATGTAATGATTTTCTATTCAATAACAAGAAATTTGATGAATTGTTATTGACTTTAGAATTAATTCATAAATTCCATAATATTAGTATTTTAAATATTAAAATGCTATATTCATCCCTAAACCTTCGTGGCTTGGGCGAATTTCCATTTTAGCTGCTTTGGCTGCTTTCTTAGAATAGATGATATCGGCAATTGCAAAAGCTACTGCACTAATACCACATATTCCACAACCAATTCCTATTACTTGATTTTTCTGATTGTCGGTATTGAATTCTATTGATGAAGCAATTCCAGCAAAAGCTCCTCCCACAGCAAGAGATGCTATACTATATATTTTGCAGTTGACAGCTTTGTCAAGATAACTGCCTGTTAGACTTTCTTGTAAAGGTGCGTTCATGATAGCAGCTTTTGTGGCTATCGAATTCTCAATTTGTTTGTTCTTCTCTTCGGCATAACTCCCTACACAGATCAATAATGCCATAATTACTAATAATACTCTCATCTTCTTTTGATTTAAATGTTAATACTTAATATGTTAGACTTTCTTTTTAGTTCCACTTTGTTGCTTCGTGGAGTTGACAGCGACAGAGGTTGCAGCAGAAATTTTCGAATCGTGTTTTGATGCATTTTTCACTAGTTCCTTCGTTGCATTTGGTGCAGTTACATCCTTTTTCGATATGTATTTCTTCTGATTCCCGGTATTGTTGGCAGAATCTGAGCGAATGCTTGGCAGATCCTGGAATGTTTCTATTTGGCTTTGATATTGACGCAAACGTTCTTTCAAGACTCCTATTTCTTCGATTAGAGACCTGATTTCTGATTGCTGTTCCTTATACATATTATAATATATGCTCGATTTGTCATCCGTCGGCGTTGGCGGAGGTGCTTCATCTTTTATATCAGATTTAAGCATGTATCCTTTACCAGTTAAAAGCCAGTCTATATTCAAATCGTGATATTTATCCGCAATAGCGCAGAGCCATTTACTTTGAATATCGGTTTTATTAGATATAGCACGACGGATCATGCCATCACTAGCTGATATTGAGAGTTCAAAGGCTCTAGTACTAAGACCTTGACTTTTAATAAACTTGTGTAATCTTTCTATCATATAAAACTTTTCGTGAAAATATTCACGATATTATTTTGCTATCGTGAAAATTATCCGTAATATTGCATCGTGATAACAAAAGTTAGTCACGCCGTAAAGTTATAAATAACATTTAAAGTAAATATCATAATGGCAAAAATTTTAGCAGACACTGAAATTAGAAGAAAACTTGAAAAACTCTTCAACTGTAGACGTGAAACGGTTTGTCAGGCATTAAACTGCCGAACAAATTCTGAATTTGCAAAACAGATCAGAGCTATGGCGATAAAACTTGGTGGATCAGTGAAGAAGGAAGAAAAAGTAATCATTAAATAATATAGATCATGGCACTTCAGACAAGACACAGCTATCAGTTGGATGTAACAATCAACTGGAAAGACAAACCAAATGGATTAAAAGAAATTGAATCAGTAGAAAGGTATTTCAGCTATAATGGAGAGGAAGAATATTCAGACTGTATAGACGCAAAGAAATATTATAGATCTCTAGAAATTCCAGATGTGTTCAGAATAGTCGAATTGTTTTCCATGGGTTTCATACCATTAACCTCAATGTATCGTAAAGACGAAATATGTATATGGAATCTACAAGCCGAACGAGAAGAGGGATGGAAAAAACCACCCCTCATGAAAAAAATCATTCGATGGTTACTACGCAACCATCTTTGGTCCTATTAGGTCTGCTGAAATAACCTTCTTCAATTAATTGATTGAAAAGGCGTTCGTAAACTTCAATAGGAATACCCAATTTTTCGGATTCAATTTTGAAGATTACACCAGGGCGATGAGCACCAGAATTCTTGAGTGATTCATAAATCACCTCTTTTAAGGACTTTTCCATTGCGAAATATTTGTGTTAAGCGCCTAAATATAGGCAAAATAACCAAGACTAATGCTATCCCGCCAAGAAAGTTAAAGGCTTGCAGAGTTCGGAGCGAGACCGACGGCGGGACTAAATTTAAAAACGAGAGATTATGGATAGAGATTACAGACATTTAAGTGAACAGGCAATAAACGAATTGAAGGGACAGAAGATGGTTGTCTATACAGGCGACGTGGTCAATTCATTGCCGGTGTTCAAGGTGGTGCATCCGGTATTGGCTTCCGCTTTTTATCTTGGTAAAGAAAGAAAAGAGTTGTGGGGCATAGTTGCAGTTGACACTATTAATCACACAACTGAGTGGCATAATTATAATGATTGTGTCAGCCTTGAAAATTGGGAAGTACTTGATAGAATGCTAGATGCTCGCTTTAATTGGATGAAGCGAATAAATGGGTTGAAAAACGAGATAATATTAACCGCTAAAGAGATACTGTCATGATAAAAGGGAGAATAATCATATATGGTTGGGTGGTAAGCATTATTTGCCTTTTTGTTGGATTGGCAATGTTAGAATGGGCTATAGAAACCGGTGCAATGATAGCACTGGAAGGTATGGCATTAATCAGTTCGTTCGTTGTGTTCAGTATTTTGATATGCAAGAATCAGCACGAAGCTGATAAGGCTCTTGAAGAATTCAATTATTGGTTTGATAAAGTTTTTAACGGCAGAGATTGATTTAGGTCAGAAGGAACCCCGGTTAATTGGAGGTAACAGGTTCGAGTCCTGTCCGGGGAACAATAAAAGTTTTAGTTATAATGCCGGAATATAGAAACATACCGATAAATGCACCTTGTTATTCTGAGGTGGCTCAAGTTGGAGATCGAACGCTTTGCGTTACGGTTCCTGAAATGGTTTTGTGTGGAATTTCTGAAAACTATCTAACTAAAAGAGTACTTCCAGCACAGCGTAACAACGAGGTTACTTGCTGGCCACACCACAAAGATGGCATTATCTACCTTCATTACGACGGATTAAAGCCACAATACCAGGCAATGATCCGCACTCATCTGATGCAAGGACTTAGCGTTGATAAATGGTATGCCAACAATGGTCGGCTGGATGCAATACGCAACAGGCTGGAACCATACGCTGATATTCGCGTACAGGATGAAGTGGCGCTTGATGAAGCTCGTTATCCAAACGGCGAAAAACTTTCGCCGGCGGCACGTCAAAAGGCAGCTGACGCCTGCAGATGGCTTACAGTATTCCTTAATCTGAAGAAAAAGAGTAAAATAAAGGCTATCGGCTACAATACTGCAAAAGAAATGTATGACGACATGCTCTTCCTGATCAATAAAATGAGCATATCACTTCCAACTAATTACTTAAGACTACGCGCTAAAATACGCGAATATGAAGAGAAAGGTGCCGTCTGCTGCATCGATAACCGCGGAAAAAGCAATAAAAATGCTTCAAAAGTATATACTGAAGAACAGGTAGCACTGCTCCGCTTTCTATGTGGACTTAGTGCCAGCTATAACGCTCAACAAATTGCCAATTCTTACAATGCCTTCGCAGTAAAAAAGGGTTGGGATAATATAAGCCGACGCAGTGTACTCGATTACATGAAAGAATACAAACTTATTATCGAAGCAGGGCGAAACGGCTCGGAAGCTTTCCGAAACAAGATAGCAAGTCAGAACCGACGCGAACGACCGAGTGAAGCATTGACTTTATGGAGCTTGGACGGCTGGACAGTGGAGCTTTATTATCAGAAAGACGTGAAGGACGCATCCGGAAAGGTTGTCCATACCTACACAAACAGAAAAACGGCTGTCATAGTCATCGACGCCTGTTGTGATTACCCGGTTGGATATGCCATCGGCGATTGCGAATCGGTAAAACTCATTACGGCAGCTGTCAAGAACGCAGCCGACTACGTTGCCGATACGCTTGGTGCTCCATTCCGTCCGTACCAGATTCAGTCTGATCATTACGGAATAAAATCAATGAGCACGATATACAGCAATTTGGCAGAATACTTTACTCCTGCTCGGGTGAAGAACGCAAAAACAAAGCCTATAGAACGCTACTTCCTGCATCTTAACAAGACTTATTGCCAGGGTATTTTCGGCAATTACAACTGGTCAGGATTTGGTATAACTGCAAAAAGGGAAAGCCAACCGAATATCGACGTTCTAAACTATAATAAAACGAAATTCCCTACAGAAGAAGGTGTAATAAACCAGATACATGCAATCATAGCCAAGGAACGCGAGCTGAAGCATCAGACATGGCTTAAAGCCTGGAACCGTATGCCTGACTCCGACCGCCTGCTGATGGATCGCGAGAAGTATCTGCTCACATTCGGGTTGCGCAACGAGCGCACGATACGACTCAATGCCGGATGCCTGGAGCCAACGATCATGGGCGAAAAACGCGCTTACGACACGTTGGATCTGTCGTTCCGCATGAACCCACTGCAGAGCTGGACGGTGATGTACGACGAACGCGACCTTTCGACCATCCTTGTTATGGACGAAACAGAGAAGGAACGCCACATACTTACCGCACTACATAAGCAACCGATGGCGCTACGCGACCGCAAGCCCGGTGACTTTGAGGCGCTGAAGGCAGTAGACCGCTTCAACAAGGAAGTTCTTGAACCTTACGTGCTCGGCGTGGTCAATAAAGATGAAGAAAAGGTTCTCCGGCTGCTCGAACAGACTCCGGAGCTGGAGGGATGGCGTGCCTACAACATGATTACCGACAGCCGCGGTCAGCAAAAGGCATGGTTGCAACATGCTGCACTGATCAAGTCAGAGGATGATCTGGCTGCCGAAATTGACGAAAAACTCTCTTTGAACGCTGCTAAAACAGCGATAAAACAGCAGCAAAACAGCGATAAAAAGGCTAAAAAAGCAGCTGAGCAGGCTTATGAAGAGTATGCTAAGAGCAAAATTGACTTCAATAAATTCAGAAATATATAATTATTATGACTAACGAAGAAAAAAATCTAATCATCAAGGCCGCACAGGCCTACATTCAGGAGAAACAGCTTTCTCAAAATGAGTTCGGACGGCTCAGCGGCGTCAATGCCAGCTATCTGAGCAGCATGATGAAAGGCATTTTCACCTACGTCAATGCACGCAACGGAAAGGTTTGCGACATCGACGACAAGTTTTTCCTTATGATGGCAAAGACCATCGGATACGTGGTTACTAAAGACTATTGGCCACTGGTTGAGACCGAACAGTTTATCGACATTGCCAAGGAACTTACCGAGGCAAAAGAATCGGCTTCAACGCGCATCATCGTCGGCGAGACGGGTTGCGGAAAGAGTTATACTGTTGGCCGGTTCATGCAGGCATATCCATCGGGCACGTACCTGATCACATGCAATCAGAACGATACCATCGGCGACCTTGTTCGCAAAATACAGACGTCTCTGAAGGTGCAGTTCGAAGGCTCAATATCTTACAAGATCGACCGTATCAGCATGGAACTGTCGCGCATCGCCGACAATGGTTTCAATCCTATTCTTATATTCGATGAAGCCGAGTATTTGAACCTTCGCGGTCTGCTTAGCATCAAAACCATTTATGATTATCTAAAAGATATTTGTGCAATCGTAATGATTGGCACATCTGATATACTTAACAAACTGGAAAAGTCACGCAAGAAGGAAGGTATGCCGCAATTTATCCGTCGGTTTAAGGCTGGAATACGCAATGTAAGACCTATTGACCGCACGTTTGCCCGCTTCTTCGAAGGTAAGGAAATAGGTCGCGACCTGAAGAAGCTGCTTTGCGTCAATGCTGACAACTACGGCGAATTGGCAGACTTCCTTGAACCTGCTATCCGCGAGGCCGACCGCCGTGGCGTGCCTCTTACAAAGGAATTCTTTTTGTCAATGTTTTACCTTCAAAATAAATGATCATGATAAAGTACAAACGATTTAGCAGAAAAACGAACATGGGTTCGGGTGATCAGATCAACATCGTTCCTGGCAATACAATAACTGATAAGGAAATTGCTACAGAAATTGAATCAGGATTAGGTATTCCTGCAATTAGAACCATGAGTGTACTTGAGGCTGTCGGTGGACTTATTGCAAGAAAACTGGCAGACGGATGCATTATTAACCTAAAAAGCATGGGCCACATTCGCGCAAGCTTGGCACTGAATGAATCCGGAGAACCGGAGATTAAGAAGGTTATTTTTCAACCAAACAGCAAACTTAAAGGCCGCTTTAAGCTTGCAAAATTCGAGGAGGTAAAGTAATATGGCAACACGAAACAAGACACATCGCACGCATGCGCTCTTCTGGACGCTTTTGCGTGAAGCTCCGGAGTACAACGAGAAGTACAAGGAGACAATCAAGGAAGGAATTGTAAGCCAGTATACCGGCGGACGTACCTGTTCGCTGACTGAAATGTTTACAAAGTTTCCGGCTCAATACAGCCGCATGATCGAGGATATGAAAGGCGATGCTCTCACTCGGCGAGACAGATACGAAGAGAATCTCGACAATTCCCGCAAACGTGTCCTCGCTTCCATATGCGCATGGATTGACCGTCTGGGTTACAAGTTCAATACTACTCACGACAAGATTGAGTATGCAAAGGCAATAGCCTGCCGAGCAGCCAACTGCTGCAACTTCAACAAGATACCTGACAGCCGGCTCATAGCCATCTACAATCTGTATTGTCAGAAGAATCGCGTCAGCATCAAGGATCCTGTTATGGATTATGAATTTTCAAAGAGTTGAAGGCATGGAACGCGAAAAGAAGATAAAGAAGAATCTTACACCAGAGGAACGCGAACGGCTATGTGAGCTGTATCGCGAATACAACTGGCTTGAAGAGCTGTTGCGTGATACGCCGACCGATACGGTATTGGTTAAGCGCTATCATGAGGTTGGTGTAAAGATTGTCACCATCACGGGTGAAAAGAATCTTGAGTATTAACATCATATAATTACCATTATGACAGATTTAAGTAAACTAACGAGCAAGGAACTGGAAGAAATGCTCGCAAAGAAAAGAGAAGAAGAACATCAGGAGGCTTTGACGCGCCGGCAGGCGTACGAAGGCATACGCGCAGAACTGGTGTTCAAAGTTGAGAACAAGGTGCGCGAAACAGTTGAAAACGTGACGGCTCTGCATCAGTTTTGTGTCGATGAACTGGGTGCGTTTCGGACTGTTCTGGCAGAGTATGGACAACTTCGTACTCCGGAGCAAATGAACTTTAAGATTCAGGACGGAAAGTTCTGTATTGAAGTTAAATCATGTAAGGTAAAGAGATTCGATGAACGTGCCGACGCGGCTGCAACACGCCTCATTGAATTCCTTCAGAGTTGGATAAAAGGCAAGGAAGATGGTCACGAAAACCCTATGTACCAGCTTGCAATGACCTTATTGGAACGTAATAAGTATGGTGATCTTGACTACAAGTCAATAAGCAAGCTTTATGATCTTGAAGAACGTTTCAACGATCCTGAATACTCTGCAATTATGTCGCTCTTCAAAGAGTCTCACCTGGTAGAAGGCACATCGACGAACTTCTATTTCTATGAAAAGACTGAATTAGGAGTATGGAAAAAACTTGAACCATCATTCAACAGATTATGAGCAAACAACATCACATCGTTGATATCGTTCCTCCGGAATATGGAGATGCAATAGAAACTATGGTGTTTTCGAACTTCACATGCCCGGTCTGTCACGGTACAAAACAGTTCCTTGATCAGACCGGCCGCAATGAATACCAACGACGAACCTGTATATTTTGCGACGGTACAGGTAAGGTTAAAGCGAAAATAAGCGTCGCATGGTCACCGGATTATAACAGTTAAAACAATTATATTATGAACAAATATTTTATTACAAAAGTATCCTACGTGAAGACAATGGATAATGGCCTTCAGAAGAAAGTTACAGAACCGTATCTGGTAGAAGCAATGTCATACACAGAAGCAGAAGCGAGAATAATTGAAGAAATGATGCCTTATATTTTAGGTGACTTCAATGTCTCTGACATCAAAAGGTCTCATTACGCAGAGATATTCACAAATAATATCGACAATTTATTCTATAAGGTCAATTTAGCTTTCATTACTCTTGATGAGAAAACAGGTAATGAAAAAAGACAAAAATCTAAAATGCTGGTTATGGCAGATAACCTTCCAGATGCTTTGTCAAATCTTCAGAAAGCCATGAAGGGCACTTTGGCTGACTACGTAATCACAGGCATCGAAGAAACGCCTATCATTGATTTGTTCCCTTTCGATAATCAGTCTGAGGATAATGGAAATGAATAAATTTAAGAAAATGAGGCGAAGAGCAGGCTTTCTCTATCGCCTTCGTCGCAAAGGCGTGTGTTGCGATACAAAGCAGCGCACGATCTATTATCCTTATCGTAATACGCCGCATGAGTGCGAGATCGCTGCGTTACGGAGTGAGTTTGGTTTTAATATACAATTTGAGATATGACGACAATCAGCAATGATTATGAGTTATAACGTAAAGATGAAATATCTTGTTCCTTTCAATCATTGCCCTGCTTATGTTTTGCTGATCAGGGCAATGATATTGCCTTTCTTTGAAGGAGAAATATCAGATGCTCAATTAGCTTTAAAAAATATCAATGCAAATATTGAAGCATTGCAGTACACTGAAAGGAATACAAGACGCTCAGGAAAATTTATAATAAGATCTATTCACGACAATGTGATAGATATCTTTTCAACAACCGGAAAGACCAAATTGGCAACGATTTATCTTGAAGAGGTAAAATGATAAAAATATAATGATATGCTAAAGAAATTAATACAAAAGATAAAGGAAAGTAGCGAGCGGCGGATGAAAGAAGCAGAAGTTCGCGATATTGAAAACGCCTTTGATATCACGGTAAAGGATGGTGACATGTACATTGTGTGCGGAACGCGAGCAGTGTCGCGCATCGATAAGCAAGCATCTGTCAATGATGCTTTGATATCTCTTAATTCAATGATAGATGCTGCGAAAAACTATCAGTTTGGTAAAAACAAAGTACAGATTGGATACTCCGATTCAGTTACAATTCAGGCTTCAAAATTAGTTGGCAATCTAAATGCAAGAATGATATGAAAGCTATAAATGATAAAGGATTAATTATTAATTGTGTATGCGCAAGCTGTACGCATCGTACATATCGCAGGGCTCCCGCTCCTGCATTCTACAAAAATATCTGTAGATTGGATGGGCACGAAGTAAACAATAGAGATCTATGCGATCAGTATGATATGGAGCATTTTTTTGTCAGAAGTGGATATAAAATAATGGAGGAAAAGAAATGAAGAAGATATTGAAGCCTTTCAGTATAGCGGCTGCAAAGGCAGGTGCTAAGGTTGTAACAAAATCAGGACTTAATGTTGAGATATTAAAATACGATTTTAAGGGAGCGCACGATTTTTGCATAGTAGCTGTTGTTAGCTATAAAAGTGGCTATGATGAAGTAAATATGTATAATAAGTTAGGGAAATTTTTCCGTAAATCAACAGATATAAGTCCTTTAGATTTGAAGATAGAGGCTAACGTGTTTGAAGATGGTGATATAATTTCTTGTAATAGAGGAATAAATACTTGGATTATTATATTCAAAAAACTAGATGAAACAAGGAAATTAAATAGACTACACTATTATGTTATGCTTAATGCTAATGGTGATATTGTCTCTGATTTTTATTCTTCCGAATTTGGCTTTGTTATTGCAACCGACGAAGAAAAACGAAAACTTTTCGACGCACTTGCGGAAGATGGCAAAAGGTGGAATCCGGAAAGGAAAGCTATTGTCTCTTTAGATAAAAAAGAATGATATGGAGAACATTAACATCGAAATTTTGTAAATAAATTGTGTCTTGGTTTTGACATCTTCATCGTTTTTGTTTTATGTTTTTGTGTGGTCAAAGTCATTTTAAAAATGCATCGTACAGCAAAAAAGAACAGCAAGAAATAAATGTTTCTCATAATAATATCGAAGCCCGATCAGCAAACTGGTCGGGCTTTTTTTATGGTTCACCAACATGCTCGATTATTGCAGCTACCTGGCGAGGTGTTAATATCTTTTGTCCGGATTCGTAGCCTGCTGAAATTAATTTATCAAGCAGCTTTTTCTTGTTCATCCACTTCTTCAGCTGTGTGGAGGCTGATTGAGGAGTTGAATTAGGAAAGTAATGCAAAGCAAGTTCCTGCAGACCGTATGCGTGTATTTTGAATTCCTTCATGTCTCGATTGTTTAGTTTGTTCAAAGGTAGTAAATATAATAAAGAGGCGCAAGCCTATTTTCAGACCTGCGCCTCTGTTTTGAAAGAGTATTAATAGTTTTCCGAAAATCTATTAATAGTTTTCGCAAAAACTATGCATAGTTTTTTTAGAGTCCACCCGGTTTCTCTTCTCCACCGGTACCGGCGCCCGAATTGCCTCCGGTCGTTTCCTTCTTCACGCCATCACGTTCGAACTCGGTCAGCGTGCGAGTCTCCTGCAACGCCTTACCAGGGAAGAAAACAATACGAGGCTTCTTGATCAGCGACGTGTCAAACTTGTCGCTTGCCTTGCTGCCTTTACTTCCAAGAGTCAAACGGAAATTGCCAATCTCACCGAACTGCACTATTCTTCCGGCCTTCAAGTTCTTGTCCAGAATGTAATTCATTCTGTCCATGGTTGCCTTCACGTCGGCGCTGGTTAGCGTACAGTTCTCGGCAATCTCATCACAGAGCTCTTTAAAGCTTACGTATCCGTTATTTACAGGTACGGCATAAAACTTTTTAGGTACCTCGGTCTTGTCTTTGCCAAGGTTCTTGCGTTCCACTACTTTGTATCGTTGTGCCATAACAAAAATGTTTTTGAAGTTAATACTGTTGTTAATTCGTCGCGACACAACGAAGGTCAGATATTATGTATGCTCAGAGTTGGCTTTTGATAAGCAAATCGAAGAAAAGTTGCGAAAAGTTTGTATTCAATTATGTTTGAGTCTTATTTTTGTGGAGGGTTAAAAATTAGAGATGCTTCACAGGAACACAATAAAAAGGATTGAATTGGTTTGTGAGATCGTAAAAGAACATTACGAGCCGGGACGCCGAGACCTTTGTTACAAAGAAGTTTGGCGCAGGTACGTCTATCCGACCTATCCGATGTGTTACCGCACGTTCCTGAACTACATCGGTGTCAATGTCGCTCAGGAACGAAAAAAGAATCTCAACAGGCAGCTCTCGCTATTTTAAAAATCATCTTCCAGGTAACCGGTTTGGAATGTCATCGCGTATTCGCGAATAAGGTCTTCACGCACAAAATGCGTAGCATTCTGTATTTTTACTTTGTTGTACGACTGGCTTTGCATGCCGTTTATGGCAGTCTTCACCTTCTCCATGAGGTCGAATATGGCGAAAGCTCTTGTTCTGTATGAATCCGGAGCTGCCACATTGCCAACCAACGACGGTGCATCGGCAATGCGTACCAGGAGCGTTATCTTTACGCGTCGTTGAGACTTCGTTGCTTCTTCATACTGCACCTGTCCGATACTCAGCAACGCGCACGGAAACTTCACCGGAGGCACATCGCCATAGTTGTCCATCTGGCCGTAATCCTCGGCGATATATTGCAGGTCGCTGACCTGCGTTTTAAGCTTGGCCATTACGGCCTCAAGAATCTCTTTCATATTATTTCTTTTTTATGAGTTGTTCCATGTCTTTGGCTACAGCTTCAGCGATGCAGTCGCTTGCCACGTCGTCGATGATGCGTCTTACCTCCGGATGATCACCGATGAACGGACGTGCCGGAATGGTGATGTTGCGCTTTATCCGCTTGCACAGTGCCATGGCTTTATATTTGCTGTCCTTTGTCTCCTTATACTTGGCGAAAGCCCATCGCCGCATTTTGTTGCTCGGTGCAAAATCCTGATGGATGGTGCCGCCTTCATTATGTATCGTGGCATATGGTACACTGCTGACATAACGAATGCTGTTGCCGTCAATCTTTGATGATATGCTTTTTCGTAATAAACCGGTACGCATCAGAAGGCTTCCGGTCGTTGGCTCGTAGTTCTTGCTAACCGGCTGCCACGGTCTGTCAAAGAAAGCTTTACGTTCAAAATTGCGGTCAAATTCATCATCAAGTTCGACTTTTACGTCTTGAACAATATTTTTTATCAGTTTTTCTTTATCCATATGAAAATAATTAGTATGTTTGCGGAAAATCAGTTAAATATGCTACGAGATTGGGAAAAAATAGATCTTTCTAAAGCTACCATCTTCGATCTGACAGATGATATGACTCTTATACGTGAGGCTGAATGCAGCATGGAGGAAGAGGACGATCCTGATCCAATTACGCATTCACAATATTCTCGCTCTTATCAAGTCTCTACAATGCTCAGCTTTGCTCAGATAATTAAGAATGTAGCGTTACAAAAAGCTATTGAATCAGCAAATGAAAATGACATGACAAACTTTGACGAATAGTCTTTATCTAATCAAACATGCTTTCACTTCAGATTGTGCTTCTGATTTAGATATTTTGCCTTTTCCTGCTTTGAAAAGTGCATTTACCAGTCCGTTTTTCTGTTTATCATATTGTTCATTGAACAAGTACTCTTTTACATAGGAAACAACTTCTTGTTTATCTAATCCATAATTATCAATCACTTTTTGATATGCCATTACCCAACTGTTGTATCCTGTATTTTCTCTACTCTCCATTAATATTTTATTCTTCAGGTCTCCACCTAAAGCCTCAAAAAATTCCGGTAATGTATTACGCGCTACAAATTCGTTAGCTAATTCCATGAAACGTCTTTGTAGGTTCGTCATAACCATAAGACCAGGTTTATTTCTGTTATGAGTTATCTCATGCCACAATGTTGCCATTGACCGTTCTTGTTCAAAAGTATTCTCTTTCCCATTTTTTATGTTATTAATCGAATCGATGCAATCTTGTAGAATTCTTTCTTTCAAATATATTGTTCCCTTCATATTTGTTGATCCATTATTTTTTGCGTTCGTTTCTTTTTCGATATGTTTAAGAGGATTGACAAACCAATCATTTTTTTGTTTTAGAATAATAAAGTCTTTTAATTCTTCCTTATTCTTTATGGCTTTTACATTATTTGTTTGCAATGCTTGTTTTATCCTTATTCGTAAAGGATCGCTCACCTGGTAATACGGATGATGCGGCGGGAAGATAACCTGCTGTTTGCCTGGATTGAAACGGAATATGGCAGCCTTGTTGGTACCGTTCTTGCCGGCTTCGTAAGTGGCTTCGCGTCCTTGCTGCATGGCGGTGTTGCTGTCGGTCTCCGGATACTTGCCTTTGCGCACCTGGACGACCGTGCAACGACAACGCCAGCCGTTTGGCGGATAATATTCGTTCCAAAACGGGTTGCTTGCAGGCAATGTTGTCTTGTCGAGTACGCGATGTTCCGGGCGCACGCGGCTGTCGCCTGCAGTCCGGTATTGCAGATTATAGCGATCGCTGCCGGCTTCCTGGTCCTTCCACTTCGCAGCCATAACGCTCGATTGTGTTGCAAAGATGTATTCAGCCTGCAGCCAGTTCTTGTTATAATCCTGTTTTATCGCCGATATATCATTGTAAAAACGGTTGAAAGGCTTCAGCTGTCCGTCGTTGTCGCGCAGCAACGAAGATGCTTCCTTCAGCTCGTGATACGTCTTGAATCCGGAGAAAAGATAGACATCGTCGTCCAGGCGTCGTTTCATTTCATCCGGTATGACGCCACTCTCAACACCTTTGCTGATTGAAGGTGAAACGGCAGAGTCAAAGATAGACGAATATTCGTCAACCATGGCACGCACCTGCTTCTCATCAATCATCTCAGGCGTCATCACGCCGCGTTTATGAAGCAAGCGCATTGCCTTGATATAAACCTGCTCATTGAACGTTGGAACGTTATCGGTTCCGTCGGCAGCAAGGCAAGCGCGTCCGTCCAGGTAGAGGCTGTTTATACGAGCGTGCAGCCCAGCGTAAGCTGCTGGGCTTATCCGAAAAAACCGTTCTGATCAGCTCCGCGTTTCCCCGTCACTTCGATGCCGAACTTGTCCTTGATCCATTGCGGATCCACTTCGTAGTACTGCATGGCCTGTGCGGTTCGGTTCCAAAGCTCGCCGGTATCTTCCTCGCTGTTGAACGAGAACAGCAAACCGTCAGGCATTACGCCGAGACGCACCAGCGCCGGCAAAACAATTGAGTTCATCCAGTTCTTTACGTTGCGCTTGTCTCCATTCACCAGCTTCACAAGCTGATCTACGCTTACTTCTTCCTTGCTGCGATTGCCGTTGGCAGTGTCCTGGCCGATTTGTGCGCCGCTGATCAGCAGTGACATCTCAGAGTTGCACAATGCAATAAGATTCTTGTATACGTCGCCATTGGTGCTTACACCGCTGGCAAACTGGAATTCCTCCGTAGTATCTATAATAAAGTACGCGGCGCTGCCCATGTCGCGAAGCATTGACTCTGCACGGTCAAGCATCTCAGGATCCTGCGTGTTGGTCTTGATGTAGCGCGGCGGTATGCCGTATATTTCGCAGAGCTCCGACCAGCACGAGTCAGCAAACTTCTTGAACAGCGCATGCGGTACGGCCTTGTTCAACAATCCATAGTTGCGAGCCGAACCGAACTCAAGGATGTAGGTTCCATATTCGCGCATGTTGCGATAGAGATCACCGTCGTCACCGGTGACGTCGTACAGGAACAAACCCAGTTCCGGGATAACGTTCTGGCGCGGCACGAGAGTGACGTCGAGGCCTTTCACTGCATCATAGGACAATTCAACAAGTGAATGACCATAGTATATGCTCTCCAGCATATAGCGTTCAAGCAGTGGAAACCATACGGCCTCTGACAGTGCACTTGTAGCCTCTTCATTGATGTTGCCGTTTGCATCCTTCAGACTGAAATCGCACTGAATGGTTCTGCCTATACGTTGCTCGATCTGCGAAGTGAGCAGTGCGTCAAGCATCACGTCTGCATACAGGTCCATCAGTTCGCGACGGCGCGGGCGGTCGGTGCTGTCTGCCGCTTTCAGTGCCTTTCGCCAGGATTCAAGATCTTTTCTTACACGACTTATCGACTTAGGCACAAGTTTTCTTACTAATCCGTCGCGTTGTCTGACCGAAGGCGTTTCGGGCGTTTTAAGGCTCAATTTCGTTTTATTGGTGTTGTTGTTCGTTTTCATCTTTATAATGTTTTAAATCGACGCTCAAACAGCGTTTTAACAGTGATACGTTTTACCATGAATGTGTGAACTTAGGATTGCTGCCTGTACGGAATGATCCGCTCGTGTTGCCGGCATCGTCGACACGCTTTCTCAGATCGGCAGGAATATCGCCCGATGCGACGGCTTTCAGATAAGCCACATCGCGGTCATATACTTCCTTCACCTTTTCATACAGTATGTCTACATTGTTGCGGCGCACCAGGAACCAAAGCGCAGCATTCTTGCAAATCTCAACCAGATCGGCATCGCGGTCGTCGCCGGTCTTGCTGAATATTGTGTCGGTGTCATAGCGCGACATCAGATAACTCTTCACGCGCCTGATGGCGGCGTTGATGCATTTCTGCACAATCTCCGCATCGCTGTCGGTAATCTCGTTGAGTTTGTAATCAGCGATTACAGTCTTCATTTCTGTTATGTCAATGAACATGCTATCTAGTTTTTAATGTTAATACTTGCGTGACGGACGGCGTCCGAAACGGAACTGTCCCGCACTGGACATACTGCGCTGGTTCAACAGGAACACGGCACCTTCCAAGGCGTCCGGCGCATCGTCGTGAGCGCGGCTTCCCTTTTCGAACATCAGCAGCTGCTCAACCAACTGGCGCATGCCTGGTGAATCTTTTTCCTTCTCGTTCATGATGATCAGACCTCTTTCGAACAGTGGCTGCATCGCTTCTATACGGCTGAACTTGTCAGGCTTCTTGCGTGCATCACCGCGTATGGGTATCTGGTGCCCGACTGCATCGCCCACCTTGCGGAACTCATCCAGAAGCAGGTCCTGTATGAAATTGGATTCCATGAAATACATCACCGGTACACGGCCGTCTATCCAGCTGTTGATGTCATAATGCCATTGCACCATGCTGCTTACGCTTGTCTGATCAGCGAAGGCTTTCAGTATGTGATAATAGCCGTCTCTGGTCTTACCGACCAGCATCGTGGCCTTGAAGTCGTTCGTGCTGCTTGCCTTGAATGATGGATCGGTGTAGCAGATTAGGCTGCGATATTCCTTTAGTGGAAGCATCTTGCCGTAGCGTATATGTTTCAACAGGAATACGGCACCTTCGTTAATAGGGTTGTTCATGTATTCCTTCTGGAACCGGCGTTCACCCATAAAGGTGCGCAGCTGTTTTATTTCGTCGATTGTATATTTGTCCGACCATGACGGATTGCCGGAACTGTCGAGTGCATTTACAATTGTGTGATGAACATCCGGACGTTCGGCAAAACGGCTCAGAATGCTGTCCTTACCGATTCGGTTGCCTACCAGGACAAACCTGCCTCGGCCCATATCCATGGCACCGAGCAAAGCCGACAGACACCAGTCGAATGCCTGGCTCACACGTGCTTCGTTTCGCACAAGCTCATCATCATCGATATCGTCGATAACCACGTAATCAGGCCGCTTGCCTCGGTTCTTGATGCCACGAGGCGACTGTCCACGGCCAAGAGAGATGAACATACGGTTGTCCTTTGTCCTGAATTCTCCAACACCCCAATACGTCGGATCAATCTCTATATGATAATCTGCCTTGAGCAGAGAATTGAATTCGAGTTCCGCCTGCAGATCCGTCAGAAGACGGTCGGCACTGTCCTCGCTTTTACTTACCAATACCATCACATTGAGCGTGCGTTCTTCCTGTATCATCAGCCATAGCGGTGTGAGCAGACTCACGTGGGTACTCTTCGCGTGCCCGCGCGCCCATTCGTTTACCACTCTCGCATTGCGATGAAGCTTAAGATAACGTGCAGCCTCAATCTGGAACGGTGCGCACTTGATTACCTGGTGCGTATCGCTGTCGGTACACAAATGTGGGAAATACGTTTCAACAAAATAGCTGTAGTCCTTGCGCGCTCGTTCAATACGTGCATCTTTGGCATCTGTATTGTCGGACAGACGAAAATCAGCGGACAGGATGAGTTTCTTTCGCTCTTCCCATCGCTTGCCGGCTTGTACTGATAATCTGTTATTGACCATTGTTGATGCGCATTAGTAGGTATTTGTCCTGATATTTTGTGAGTGTCTTGATGAACTCTGTTGTAATAGTCTTGTCGCTTCCGCTCTGCTCGATCATCCAGTCGCCAAATTTGGTCAAGATGTCGGCCACGTCGTCCATACTGTAGCCTGACTTGATCTTCTGCAGCTGTGCCGATACTTTGGCGAATTCGTCGGCGTTGAAGTCGTCGCCTTGGTCGAGCATGTCATTCATCTTCAGCAGCAGTTTGCTGATCATGCTGTCACGGCTTACGGTTTTGGATACGCGCTTAAGCTCCCATCCGCCATCGTCTTTCCATTTAACGACCGTCTGCTGGCTGACGCCAACGCGGTCGGCAATATCTTTCTGTGGAACCTTCTGCATATACAGCAGGTAGGCATATTCATACTTATCCGGATCTTTCACGCGGATAGACTTCTTTTCGTCACTCTGTTTTGCTGCCATATCGTTTCTTTGTTTTCGCAAAGTTCAAGTGAATTAAAGTGAACTACAATAAAAGTGTAAAGAATTGCATCTCTGTTTTTTACGAATAACGCGCGTGGGTAAGTTTGCTCAAAATTCAACAATATGGACATCGAACAAGACAATTACGTATTGAATGACGAAAGCGTGACAAACAGTCACGGGTTCGTTCTGCTTAATGCTGCCGGTCGCTTCGAACGCTTCAATCAAAATCCCGTGATGCTGTTCAATCATGACAGTTCCAGTCTCATTGGGCAGATGACAGACCTGAAAGTTGAAGGGACTAAGTTGATTGGGGCAGCTAAATATGACGAAGAGGATCCTTTGGCACTGAAATGTAAACGCCAGGCGAAGTGTGGCATTCTTAAAGGTTGCTCACCCGGTATTATCATCAACTCACTTGAGGAACGTATTGCTCCTGATGGCAGTAGTCAGCTGACAGTCACTGACTGGGAACTCTGCGAGGTGAGTCTTGTCAGTGTTCCGTCAAACCGCAACGCACTGAAGCTGTACAATCAGGCCGGTGAACCTATTCCGGACGAACAGGTCAAATTGAGTATTTCTGATTTATTGAACAAACATAAAAAACAAGACATGGACAAACTTATTCTTACGGCCGAGGCTTATCTGGCGCTCGACCTTAAAAGTGAAGAGGCCGATGGCAAAAGCGTTTCGGCTGCAATCATGGAGCTGAAGGCGCGTCTTGAAAAGGCAGAGCAATCACTTGCTGAACAAAAGAAACTGAAGGCAGAAGCATTGGTAGACCTTGCCGTAAAAGACGGACGCATCACGGCAGACAAGAAGGAAGCTTTCGTAAAGATGGCTCTCTCTGATTATGAAACGGTTAAAACGACACTGGAAGCAATCCCGACAAAAGAGTCGCTTTCGACTAAGGTAAAGCATTCATCCTCCAATGCGCCGGAAGGTCGCGAAGGCTGGACGTATCTCAAATGGGCTAAAGAAGATCCGAAAGGATTGCAGAAGATGAAGGATGAAGATCCTGAAGCTTTTGAAGAGCTGAAGAAACACATTAAGTAACCATTAAAACAAAACAGATATGGCGATAGAAAAACAAATCTGGTCGGATATACTGATGGAGGGATTTTATCCTGACAACAGTTTTCTGGCGCACTCTGTAGATATGACTCCATTGGTTGAATACAACCAGATCAATCTGGCAGAAGCCGGCGTAGCACCCGATGTGCTAATTGATAATAATGTCTTTCCGGTTCCGACGATGAGCCGCACCGACATTCCTTTGAATTTGCCTCTTCACACATTCGACACAAAAAATACTGTCGTTCGTAACATTGAAGAGATGGAAACATCTTATAACAAGATGGACAGCGTTGTACGTCAGCACCGCAACACTCTGCAGGCGAAAGTAGCTGCTTACGCAGCATATAATTGGGCACCATCAAAGCAGGCTACTTTAACGCCTGTATCGGCTACTACCGGAGCAGTCAACAAACAAAGTGTCAAGGCATTGACGTTCGAAGACGTATTGAATATGGACGCATGGTTCCGCGCTCAGGATGTCAATCCGGCAACATTGATCTGCGTGATCAATCCTTATCATTTTGCTGACTTGCAGCTCGAAGACATGAAATTGTACAAGACGATTCTTGAGACAGGCAAACTCTTCGGGTTCACGGTATTCAATTCAACCGCATTGCCTTACTACAATGCGACGACAGGTGTTAAGACCGCATTTGGCACCAATGCTGCTACTGACACACAGGCAACATTGTTCTACAGTTCAAACGAGGTTATGCGTGCAGACGGTACTGTTGAAGTCTTTGCAAAATACAAAGATCCTGAACAGCGTGGTGATATTGTAGGTTTCCAAAAACGTTTCACTGCACTGCCAATTCGTGGCAAATATCAGGCTGCCATCTACAGTGCTAAATCTGCCTGATGATGAGAACGTCAGCTAAAGGTATAGCTCTGATTAAGGCTTTCGAGAGCCTGCGCACGCAGGCTTATCGATGCCCGGCAGGAATATGGACCATTGGCTATGGACATACAGGTGGAGTAAAACAGGGCGACAGGATTGATATCGACAAGGCTACTCAGCTGCTGTCAGAAGACTTGAGGCAGTTCGAAGCGGTTGTAAACAGTGAATGCCCTCATGTCAATCAGATGCAGTTTGATTCGCTTGTTGCCTTCTCTTTCAACGTTGGATCCGGGAACTTCACGAAGTCGAACCTGCTGAGAAAAGTCAAGGCTAACGCCGATGATTCAAGCATCCGGCAGGAATTCATGAAATGGACAAAAGCCGGTGGCGTAGAATTGGCAGGACTTGTCAGACGTCGCAGATCTGAAGCAGATCTCTATTTTTCATAACAACTAAAAAAACAGAACAATGAAACATTTTAAATTTCTTTTTTCGCTGATTGCTTTATTGCTATTAATGATCGTTGCGCCGGTTATGGCGCAGACCTATACGGTGGTGAATACTGATTTCGGCAACGTGTACGGCTCTCTGGCGGCACTAGTGGCCGCTATCCCGGTGGTTGTTGAAATCATCAAGAAATTTTTGCCAAAGCTGCCAAGCTGGTCAATACAACTTATATCCTGGATAGTAGGTATTGGCGTAACCATGTTTGGTTGGTGGATGAACCTTGGCTTTTTAGACAATATTCCATGGTATATCGCACTGATGTATGGTTTTGGCGCCTCGCTCGCAGCGAACGGTATTGCAGATACAGGTTTGGTGCAATGGCTGGTCGGGCTTTTCGGTAAAAAGGTAGAATCCAAGAAATAACAATTGGCCATGGAATGGGGCACATTGTTGGAATATCTCGGTACCGGAGGCGGACTAATGGTCATATTAAACTGGGTGGTGAAGATTCCGGTCCTTCGAAAGAAGATAAAACTTGATAAGGACGATGTATCCCGTCACATGGCCGAGAAAGACAACCAGACAATACTGCAACTTTATGATAATGTCAGAACATTGCAAGAACAAGTGTCGCGGTTGGAAGCAGCTCTTTCGAAGCTCGTTATTTGTCCTATGTGGAATAACTGCCCTGCTCGTTTGCTCGTGCAGGACTACAAAAGAAAGTACTTCTATCCTCCAAAAGGACAGCCTAGAGTGGAGCAGAAAGGTCAGCATATCCCACGTGACAATCCCGTCGAGCCTGGCGAGTCTGACGATACCGATGGACAGCCTCCGTGAGTTGCCTCTGGGTGCAACTTACAGAAGCAAGTCCGGTCAGGCCACAGCAACGGTCAGTATGAAAGGCAATACGGTTGTAGTCTATGCCGAATGCGACAGCCTTCAGCAATTAGTCTACAACCTTGAAGAACAGCTCAGCAGCGTAAGCATGCACCAGGAGCGTAAAGAAATAATTAGAACGCCGGCACCTATGTCCTTTAAAACAAAGGCAAAATGCTTTTTTTACGGCGTTATAACAGGACTTTTTATAATGATTTTTATTATAACAACTAGGAAATATGGCACACACAGCAGGTGAAGTAATAGAAGGTAAAGATCTGATGCTTTACATTGATACATCGACGACTGGAACAGCGCAATACACGCCCCAGGCAATGGCAACTAATCACACCATTACTTACAACACGGAAACCAAAGAGCGTCTTACTAAAGACAGTCCTGGAGGCAATCCGGAGAAAAGGATTGTTAAGACTACTGTCAGCATTAAGGCAGATGCTTTGAGCTCTTTCGGAGGTGCTGCAAAGAAATTCCTCTTGGCAGCATTGAAGGCAAAAAAACTGGTAAAACTGAAGTACGGTTTTGCGGCCGAAGAGACAGGAGACGAATATGAAGAAGGCGACTTTGTGATCGATTCACTTGAAGAGACCTCTCAAGTAGGTGAAGACGTTACTTACAGTGCTCAGTTCAGTTCGAGCGGTGAAGTGGAAACAAAGACTAAATCGGCATAACGATGAATACAATAACAATTGAAGGCAAAGAATACCCATGCAAAATGACCATGGGCGCAATGTTGGAATTCAAGGAACGCACAAAACTGGAAGTGACCGACATTGTTGGAACGGAACTTTCACTGATCATCAAGCTGATGTTCTGTTGCGCTGTGTCATCATGTCGGGCGTCAGGAGTTGAACTACCTTACAAGAATGAAATGGAAATGGCTGATCACATGGTGCCTGATGATCTGACAGCATTCCAGAACGAAAACTTTCAGCACGTCGTTGAAGGTGAACCGGAAATGGCACTTGAGAAAAAAAAAGAGTAGGCATATTGGATTTGATGGGGTTGGCCATCGGCTGCATAGGCATGAGCAGAGAGGATTTTCTTCAGTCAACCCCGGATGAATTCAATGCCATTGCGGAAGCCTGGAACAACAACAATGTTCAACACTACAGATCAGAATGGGAACAGGCTAGATTTATCGCTCAATTCATACTTATGCCTTACTCTAAAAAACGTTTGAAACCGCAAGATCTGGTAGTATTCGAATGGGAAGAAACACATACAAACGTGGCAAGCAAAGTGCCAACACGTGAAGATTTTGAACGAATGAAGAAGGAATATGGCGACGAATAACGGTTTGATATATAGCATCGGTTTCGAGGCTGAAGATAAGGCAACCCCGGTCGTTAAGACTCTAGGCAAAGAGCTTGACAACGTCCAAAGATCTGCTGCCTCTGTTTCGGAGCAGCTGAAACTTCCAAACGCTCCAAAAGGTATTGGTGAAGTTGGGGGTAAAGCTATTGACGCTTCACATAAGTTCAATTCGCTGAACATGTCGGTTCAGCAGATAACCCGTGAACTTCCATCCATGACAATGGGCGCGAATATGTTCTTCCTTGCAATATCCAATAACCTGCCAATACTTGCCGATAATATTAAAGCTGTCAGAGAAGAAAACGCTGCTCTCATAGCAAGCGGTCAAAAAGCTACACCCGTATGGAAACAGGTAGCCGGTTCATTTCTTTCTTGGCAGACGGCAATGGTTGTCGGCATAACGCTTTTGTCGGCGTATGGTACTCAAATAATTGATGCTGTTTCAGGATTAGTTAAAGGCAAATCAGCTACAGACGATATAAAACGTTCACAAGAATCGTTGAATGAAGCATTAAAGAAAGGTACTGAAGACGCACAGAAAGATGTTATTCATCTTCGATTGCTATATAATGCTACACAAGATCATACCAAAGCACTTGATGAAAGAAAAGAGGCTGTAAAAGGACTTAAAAAGGAATATCCGTCATACTTCAAGAATATGTCGGATGAATTCATTATGGCAGGAAAAGCCAAAGATGCCTATGATAAACTTGCAACAAGTATTGTAAAGGTGGCACAAGCCAGAGCAATTGAAGATAAACTTGTCGAGAATGAAAAGAAAGCTCTCGACAATGAGTCGAAAATGGCTGCCATGCAACAGAAATATAATGAAAGCAAAAAAGCTCTTTCGCAACAAAAACCAATAAATGCTTATCAGCCAGGAGCAGGTTTATATGAATTACAAGGAATGGGCTCCGCTTATAAAACATATAAAGAGTACAACGAACTTGTACAAAAGACGAAAGAACTCAGATCCGAAAATGAAAGACTATCCAAAAGCATAGATACCAAAGCTTTAGCTAACGGTAATCCTAAAAGCTCCACAACTGGCGGGAATACCGAAGCAGTAAATAAGAATCTTGCCACTATCGGAGGTATAGAAAACAAGATCCAGGATCTTCAGCAAAGGCAATCAAAGGCAATGGGTGACGAAGCCATTGCACTTGAGAAGCAAATCGAATTGTGGCAAAAGAAACTCGACATCATGCGTAACACCGTGATTGTTGGAGCACAGGAAAAGCCTGTTCTTACGCAGATTGAAGCTTCTCCTGAAGGTCTTGACCTGAAGAAAATGAAATCGCAAAACCGCGTCACCGACAAGGAAAACGGCTCGCTGATCATTCCGGCTACAGTTGATGAGAAAAAGCTGAAAGAAGCTGCCAAGCAGGCACAGAAGAACATGGCTCTGGCTATGGGTAATAAAGATAAATATGCTCCTGCTGTTGAAGGTATAAACAGTGTGGCCGATGCCTTGGGCATGATGTCGGGAGCATTGGGAGATTCGGCAGGTGCCTGGCTGCAGTGGGGGGCAAACATGATGCAGACAATTGCAATGGCAATACCGAGAATTATTGCTCTGACTAATACTTCTATCGCATCTTCGCAGGCACAGGTAACAGCCAATACCGCTACAGCTGCAACGGGAGCAGCTGCGTCTGTTGCTGCCGTCCCGGTCGTTGGATGGATCATGGCAGGTGCCGCAGTTGCTTCTATTATTGCTATGCTGGCTGCTATTCCTAAACCAAAGAAATTGGCAAGTGGCGCACTGGCCTACAGTACTGCGCTGGTGCAGGTCGGCGAATATGCCGGAGCTGGACATAATCCGGAAGTTATCGCTCCACTCGACAAAATACGTTCGATGATCAATCCGCAACAGTCTATGAACAACATGAGACTTGAAACGTTGATTCGAGGTAATGACTTATATGTTGTCTTGAAAAAAGTGGCATACAAACAAAGCAGAACACGATGAGCATGGCATTAAGATATAAAGGTGGTTTCTACAGTTACAACAATGTGCTGTATGACATTGAAATCTGGCAGGAAGGTTTTACCGGATCTGTCGGAGATCTGGCCTTCTGCTCCTCGCCGCTCGAAATCGAATGGAGTGAAGTTGACAAGATTGAACCAGTACAGAGCAGTCACGCCACACTGCAGCTCTTCAGCGATACGGACAGACAATACATTGACATGTATGCCATCAAGGCAGGCAGTATTCGCATGGATGTGTATCGATCAGGCTCGCTATACTGGTCCGGAACGCTCGACACTGAGCTGTACGAAGAACCGTTCTCTTACAAAAATAATTATGGCGTTAAACTGACCTTCAGCGACATGGCACTGCTGGAGCGAACGAAGTTCGACCGCACCGGGTTCATGACACTGCGTGATTTCATTGTCTACACGATTCAGAAGTGTGGCATAAATTATACCTCTATCGAGGAACATATTAGCACCAGGATGACAGAGTATGACACGACAACGAGCCTGCTTGATGACGTGTCTGTAATAGCAGATAACTTCTATGATGAAGACGGCGAAGCTCTCACGGTTCGCAAAGCTCTTGAAGGCACATTGAAACCGCTTGCTCTGCACATAACACAGAAGTCAGGTAAGGTGTTTATTTATGATTTAAACAGCGTTTTAACGGCGTTTACACCATCTGAAATAGCGTGGTCTGCCGACGATGCAACGCTCGGATCCGACAAGGTATATAACAATGTTAAGGTCACATTTTCGCCGTATGAACGACAGACATTGCTCTCCGGAGAGGTGAAGTTGAAGGATGATCCTAACGCGAGAACGATAACGACGTGGGTGAATACGGAGTCGGCAGATGCAGAGATAGGTTTCAAAACACATCTGTCTGATAATGGTAGCGGTCTTGAAAAGAATGCAGCTGCTCGTTTTATGAGCATTGAACCTGTTTACAGCGGAAGCGAAGAAACCGGAATTGCCTGGACTGTGCGTACACTTAAACCGGGCGAGACAAGTTACACAAGTGCGCTCAATATGCCAGCGAAGGATACAAACGCTATGCTTCTAAAAGTACCAACATTGGCTTATCTGGCAAATGTAGGCTATTCGATCCGCAACAATTATAAATTGAAAGTTAATATACAGCTGCTTGCCGATGTACGCTACAATCCCTTTGAAGAAGCAGCAGGGACGAATGAAGAAGGCGATAATGACAACATGAAAAACTGGTGCAACTTTGTCTATATACCCTTCATTCTGACGCTTCGAGATGCAGCCGGAACAGCGTTGTTTCATTGGACGAACAATACTGTTAAAGCAAGCAACAGCTATGCCCGATCCGGTTGTGCATGGGCAGCAGGCGAAGGGAGTTGGGGCGATGCCTGGCTATGCTGGTACAGTGGCAACCGCAAGAATGAAACCGGCATCGGCGGATGGCAATCCAACAAACAGATCATTGGTTATTACAGAGGCGAGAAGCTCCCATATACTTTTGACAAAGCCGATGCAGGCGAGTATGTTGATATGCCTTCAGCAGCTGGGTGGTTGGAACTGCAGATCGGCACGGGAATACTTTGTTATGATTATGGAGGCGACAGCCCTAAACTGCGCGAAGACATCTATCCGATAATGCGCTGGCTTATGTATAAGGAGCCTACAATCAAGATAGTAAGCAAGTATTACAAAGATATTGATACAAAAGACATAGAACTTAAAGCCTGGCTAAACATCGATGCGCAGGAAGATCTGAAGATTGAAACAATCATAGGCACGCTCGAAGAAAGCAAGCCAACCGCGCTAGGACAATTCTTCCGCAGCTCTGACAAGTCTGTACTTGCCACCTTCTACCGTAATGGCGTTACAGACCGCATTGAGAAGCTGCTGATTGGCACCATATACAGCAACTATGCCGATCGACATATAACGCTTTCAGGAACAACAGAGTTGTTGCCTTCGTTCGGCATATACAGCGACAGGAATCAAGCCGGTACCTATATGATGCTGAGCGAAACCCAGCACCTGCAGGACGACGAAAGTGAGATAAAAGTAGCAGCCTTCGAGGCCGACAACTATACAGCAGTAAAGTACGCAGAAGCAGATGAGTAAGACATATACCTACATAGAAAAGCAATACACCGCTCTGCCACGCAGCGAGCGCCGCCGTCAAACAGGCCAGGCATCCGGCAGTGGCAGCAGCAGCGTCACCGTATTCTCCGGAAACGGCGGAGCATCCGGAGGTGTGACAGATCATGCGCAACTTACCGGTATCGTCTCCGTTGAAGATGACTTCTCAGCCTATCGCAACGATATCCATCTGACATCTGCTGCAGCGAAAGCGCTGGCCACAATGAGCGGCCTTGAGATATTGACTACAACCGACATAACAACTGAGGCAACTGATAAAAATGTTTTCTCCGCTCTTCGTACCAGGCAAGAGATGAAGGACTTGCTAAAAGAGATTGATGGAATGTACTTGAGAAAGGACATAGACGATGTCGCAAGTGGAACCATTACTTTCAAAAAGTCTTTAAAATCAGATATTTTCATTGATGGGTTTAATGGCAAAGGATGGCAGATCAACGCAGACGGCTCGGCAATATTCGATAGCGAAAGAGTTCGTTCCGACATCTTCCTGGGCGGAAAAATCGGTACTCCGGAGTTTGTGAGCGGCTTCACTGGAAGCGGCTGGCAGATTGATCAGAACGCTCATGCAACGTTTGACTATCTTACTAACCGCAAAACGATGAAAGTCTATGAACTTGTTTATTCTCAAATCTGGGGATTGGGAGGTTCTGATCTGGTTACTGATTGCAACAAAATTAAAACTGTTGTCGACAATGGAAACAGCTCATACACATGTACAATAGATACACTGAATGATGTCATGCGCATGAATCTGCGCAACGGGGACTATGTAAGAATTCAACGCAGTGAAGGATTAAATATCCGTTACCTGATTGGAAAGGTTTCTAACGTGACAACCAGCTCTTTTGATCTAGCTGTGACTGATGGTGAAGATATACCGGTCATTGGAGACGTGGCTTTCCGTGTTGGCAATGAAAGCGACAAGTCACGACAGGGACTTATCTATCTGACATCATCAGATGATTATGCAAGTTATATCGATGTTTTAGATGGTATAACGGACGGATCATTTTCCGGAAAAACAAAAGTCCGTTTAGGCAACCTGCAGGGAATTACCGTATCCGGTAATCCTCTGGATGGATACGGTTTATATGTCAAAGGTGGTATCTACGAAGATTGTACCTATTTGCTTGAAGATGGGACAACGATTGAACAGAAATTCAGCACACTTAATGGCAAATTGGACAGCGAAATATCTTCGTTGCGTAATGATATGTCAATGGAGACAGGCAATATACTTCGCAATTCTTCTTTCACAAGTAATACTAAGTACTGGAACAACAGCAGCACTGCTCACTTTATTGTTGTGAGTGGTGCATATCTGTATTTTTCCGGATATAATTACATTGAAAAAAACAGTATTGCCGATATATACACAGACAATGGTCGCAACGTTCTAAGAATATTAAACTCTTCCATAACGCAGACAAATGACTGTCTTATCATTCCGGCTCATGAATCAGCAGGTTCATATACATACTCTTTTGCATTATATTACAAGGTGTTGAGAGCAGGTACATTACGCGTAGGTTTTACAGGCAAGGATCTGTATGAAGAACAAACTCTTGCCGTATCAGATACATACAAAAAGTTATCAAAGGCAGCCAAATGGGATGAGACTGGCGATTTCACAATGTCATTCGACGGGGAAATATTAATATATGGTGTTGCCTTATTCCAGGATGAACTTGCTGACGCGTCAATCAAGTTACAGACGCAGATCACACAAAATGCAGAGGCGATAAAGCTCACTGCAACTAAAGACTATGTAGATAGCGAGACCGGAAAGATATACACAAAATACAACAGCGAACTGTCTGTTACAGCAGATAACATCAAAGCTGTATCAACACGCGTCGACAATATCAATAACACCATCAGTACAGCGGGATGGATAACGACCGCTGACGGTAATTCTTTATGGGCATCGAAAAGTATGGAGAATGGCGAAACAATCATCAGCAAGATTAATCAGACGCCAACATCGGTACAGATCGATGCAAGTCATATCTATCTGACAGGTGCTGTAACATTCAGTATGCTTGCAAGCGATTCGCAAAACAAAATAAATACTGCTCAGAGTACCGCCAACAGTGCATCAAGTTATGCAAATGATGCATATAATCTGGCAAGCACAGCAAATTCAAATGCAAATTCAGCGCTGACAGGTTATAACTCGTTGCCATCATGGTCTAAACAGGCTTCAATTACCAAGGCACTTACGGATGAAACAATCATTCAAGGAGGTTATATAAAAACAAGCTTGATTGATGCGGATTCGTTATATGTTAAGCATATAGATGCAACGGTTGATGGAACCATAGGCGGTTTTTATATTAATGCTTCTTACTTACAAGCAACGTCGGGCAATGACGCGCTATATTTAAGTGCATCACTTTTAAAGTTTTCAAGCCAATACACAAATCTGTTTATTGGAAGTGAAGTAATGCCAGATACTTTGGGTGGTTCTATGAGTTCACCTATGAGAATCGAAGTAAGCAGATCTGTAGACCTAACAGCAGCGGGTAACATCGGAGCGTATATAGACGTTTCAGGTTCTACATCTTATGATGACGCTAGTTTGCAATATACTGGAAATCATGCCTTGTACATACTACATGGTGATATATGTGGTTTTAGATTGAGAACAAGACGAATATCTTCTAGTCAGACGCTTTCTGGCATGGACAATATAATTTTGGTTACGGCAACGAGTGCAATAACTATTACTCTTCCATCTTCTCCGGAAGAAGGACAGGTTTATGTATTTAAAAACATCAATACGGGAAGTTATACAATAAATGGGAATGGTCATATAGTCAATCTTGGCCAATATAACCAAAATTATAGTTTTCCGTCCAGCGACGGATCAATGATTATGATTGTGTATGATAAAGTGAATTCTAGGTGGCATGGCGGTTATATGAATCACAATTAAACAATAACAATATGAACGTAAACTTTGAAATTGAAGCAAAAGATTTTCAAGGAAATGCCTTGAAAGAAAATGGTAAAGGAATAATCATGAAAGATCTGGTATGCAAATACCTCTATTCATGTGGTGATGGATTTTCGGCAGACGAAAAGTATGAAGCATACAAGTTGCTTCAAAAGATCAATGCCTCAAAAGGAACTGTTGATATCGAAGACAAGGAATCGCTTCTTATCAAAAGAGCATGCGAAAAGTTCCTGTCTGCAGGTGGATATGGCCAGATTTGTGAACTATTAAATGGCAAGTAAAATGGAAGTAAAAAAAGACACACGCATCAGACAAGGCTCAAACTCTGTTGCAGGATACGAGTTGAGCTACAACATCAATCAGTTGACGAACGAACCTGTTTCAAACGTCAACTGCTCGGTATTGAACGCATCATCAAGGCCGGTAGGCAACTTGAACGCCTACTCAACAGGCAAGATGTTTATCTCTCTTGAAGACGGCATAACATGTGACGAAGCAAAGAAGATCATCAACGTAGCTCTTGACGATTTCAAGAGCATTTTTGAAGAAAATAAAGAAGCATAACCATGGCAGCAGGTGACTTGATATTGACAAATGTAGTGTTGACAGCTGACGACTTGAGCAAGCTGTTGACGCAGGTTATTAACGGTCTGAACCAAAATGCTAAGGACCCGTCGCAGTATGATTTGGCAACATCCCTGGACGGCATCAGCTCGCTCCCGGTATTCCACGTCAGCGGCTCAACCTACACGCTCGTTAGAGTCGCCGTATCGCTGCTGAAGGGTATAGATGGCAAAACGCCAGTACTATCTACTGGAACCGTTACTAAAGGTGACAGTGCTGTGGCCGCATTCGTTTCAGGTGGCAATGACACCAGCGGGAACCCTATCTACAAGCTTAATCTTACTTTGCCAAAGGGCGATACCGGTGCAACAGGCGCAACAGGTAAGGGCATATCAAATATTGTCAAGACATCAACCAGTGGGCTTGTAGATACTTATACAATCACTTATACAGACAGTTCAACAGGCACTATCACCATTACCAATGGAGCCAAAGGCGATACCGGTGCTACCGGTCCTAAAGGTGATACTGGTGCTACTGGTGCAACAGGTCCGCAGGGTGTAAAAGGTGACACGGGTGCAACAGGTCCGCAAGGTGTCAAAGGTGATACCGGTGCTATTGGTGCAACAGGACCTGCCGGAAAGAACTTCACAATAAAGGGCTACTACGCAACACTATCGTCATTGCAATCAGGAGTGACATCACCATCGGCCGGCGACGTATATGGAGTTGGATCAGCCGCTCCATACGAGATATACATCTATGATACATCCAAAGGTTGGGTTGATAATGGCGTATTGCAAGGTGCCAAAGGTGAAACAGGTGCCACGGGTGCTACTGGTGCAACAGGAAATGGTATATCAAGTATTGTAAAGACATCAACCAGTGGGCTTGTAGACACATATACCGTAACTTATACTAATAGCACAACAACAACATTCACTGTCACAAATGGAGCCAAAGGTGATACCGGCGCTACAGGTGCAACAGGTCCGCAGGGTGTAAAAGGCGATACCGGTGCCACTGGAGCAACCGGATCACAAGGCCCTAAAGGCGACACAGGTGCAACCGGGGCAACAGGCCCTCAAGGACCGCAAGGAGAACCGGGTGTAAATGCCACAACGACCGCTGTCGCCACCACAACCGCCAATGGCCTGATGTCGTCAACAGACAAGACAAGAAGCGACTACAATTATGGCAGCAATGCAGTAACAACGCTCGCTTCATTGCCTATAACAAAGAGATTAATCACAGCTACATTATCGGCAGCTACTTCGCTTTCTTTAGCCGCTGCTATGGAGGTTGGACAGGAATTATATATTCGATGCGTGCCGTCGGCAGCTTTTACGCAACCAATTCCAAACAGCGGATCATTTGTTTCCATGAGTGGAAGTTCTATAACGACGGTGTCCGGAACACCATTCGAGATTAGCATTTTATGCTATGCGGCAGGATATTATTCTATAGTCGTTAAAACACAAGACTAATGAGAAGAAGATGTTTTAAAGCTAGTAAAGTGCCAAACGGCGTGTACATACAATCAGTTGATGGAAAACTGTACACGGTCGCAAATTGGTCTCAATCGTCCAGCAATGCTAATGCTGTTGCAGTTGTAACAGACAATTGCAGATTTATTATTGCAAAAACAAATTATACGACCTCAACGCATTGGTCTGAAACGCCTTCTATCGTAAGTAATGTACTTGTTTCTACAAGTGCTACAACCGCTAAAACAGACTATAAGGGGAAATCGAATACTGATTATATATTGGCTGCATTTGGAAGCAATGCTCCGTCGGCTTATTATTGTAGTATATTTACTTTCCCTAACGGTCAACACGGCTTTCTTCCTGCGTTGGGAGAACTTTATGCCGCATATCAGAACTCTACAGCAATTAATACCGCTTTGGCAAAAATTGGCGGCGATTCTTTAGGCTCTGATGTAAATTGGTCTTCAACTCAGTATAACAATGAAATAGCCTGGTATCTTAGATGGAGTTCGGGAGCCGTCGATGGTTATTATAAATATCAGAAAGCTACGGGTTACAACGGTCTATCAACACGAGTTTTTGGCGAATTAAACACATAACAATATGATATACATTAATAAAGACATACATGATATTTACGTCGAATTCAATTTTGAACTCGATGCAAACTATGATCAAGGGAATAGCCTAAATGATTATAGGGCTGGAAAATGGGTTAAACTTTCAGATGAACAGATAGCGTTTCACGAAGCCAATACAACTGCAAGCATTGAAGAAGTATTGGCAATGAAACTAAATGATCCTGATCAGCCCGAAACATCCCAGTCAACTGACCTGGAAAAAGCTCGACTGGCTAAATATGAAGAAATTGATATTCAGGACAAGTTTAGTAACAAATTTTTCATTTCGGTTGTCAGATTCAAACGCGACGCTAATGGTAATATTTTGGTAGATAAGGAAGGCAACCAAATTACAGAAGAAATTGCGAATATGAAAACGTGGATGGACGTCGATATGCGAAATTCAATGCTCAATCTTACGCTGCCATCTTTAACAAAGTATGGCAAAACGACTACAAAGCTATGGAGTGATGATATGCCACCGCAGTCAATCGATGTGCCAATTACTTGGGCTTCTGAGAAGATTCCAAGATTAGAATTGTACTGCAAAGAAACATGGGATTTGAAATCAAGTCTTAAAGCGAGAACATATAATTGTGTAACATTATCAGAGATAGCCGCCATCGACGTGAAAGCCGATTATCCGCCATTTTTGACATTCGAATTAAATATAGAGTTATGAGCAGGCGATTATTCAACAATATGACTAAAAAAACAATTCAATTGCTTCATTTCGAAAGTAATATGAATGATGAAAGTGGAAATACAAAGAATGCTTCATTATATAGCTCTAATAATTTTAGTTATGTAACTGGAAAATTTGGACAATGCCTTTATCTACAGAATTCATCTGCACCATGCAAAAATTATATTGATACAGGAATTGTATTAGGTGGTGGGGATTTTACGGTCGAATTGTGGATATCAGTAAAGAGTTATGTAACTATGAATAAAAATGCTATTATATTAGACTTTGGAGGCTCAAATACTCAAGCAGGTGTATTAGCATTAAACAGTAGCGGAACATATGTTTGCTTTTATGCACAAGGAAACAAACTAAATGTAGCTACAACAATAAATGGATGGACACATATTGCAATAGTAAGAAAACAGGGCGTAATATATGTTTTCATAAATGGCGTATTACTTGGTTCATTCAGTAGCACATATAATTTTACAGAAAATCTATATATAGGGTATAATAGAAATTCAGGAATGTCTAACAGCTATTCTGAATTTCTTTATGGCTATATAGATGAATTGAGAATTAGTAACATAGCAAGATGGACAAGCTCTTTCACTGTTCCATCAGCTCCTTATACAGCAGATTAAATGGAAACAACAATTAGATTAACTCACAACATAGACAAGCTACTACTTATAGTAGCAACAACATTAACGCTATTCTACTATATAGCGTTATCAAGTACTCATTTTCATGCAACCTCTAAAATTGAGGAAGGTACGATAGTAGTCCGCAACGACAGTATAATAACTGTGATAATTCCAGATAGACGGTGAGAAAAAGATGTTATACAACACATAAACAGACACATGAGGTGCGCTATGATACAGCCGGAACTTATATGTTCACTGTTCCGGATAATATCACGAGTGTTGACGTGTTCCTTGTTGGCGCTGGCTCAGGTGGTGCTCTTGGTGGTGGAGGTGGCGGTTATACGAAATGCTATAAGTCTGAAAGCAATGGCTATAAGGATGGAAATTCGATTGCTGTAACACCTGGCGAATCAATTCAAATAATAGTTGGATCTGGCGGATCAGCCGGAGGTACTACTAGCTATTATTCGGCAGGTAATGGTGGATATTCTCAATTTAAATCATCTGCATATCAAGCACAAGGTGGTTACGCTCCTGCATCCACTTATTATGCAAGAGGCGGTAATGGTGGTTCTGGCGGATCTGGTTATATTGCGTCCGGTGGTTCAGCGGGTGGTTCAGATGGTAGTAACGGTAATGCAGGACAAGGTAGTTATATAGCTGGAACCGGTCAAGGGCATACGACTCGCGAATGGGGATTGCCCACAGGTCAGTTGTATGCAACGGGCGGAAATGGAGGTCACAATTTGGATGTTAACTCTTCAATGTCTGATCTCGGCATTGATGGTAAAAATGCTGGTGATGGAGGTTCTGGAGGCGCTGATGGTGGATACACCGGCGGTGGTATTCGTGGCGTCTATGGTGGCAAAGGTCATGATGGATTGATAATAATCCGATATTACGTATAACGATATGAGAAGAAGATTAATAACAACGTCCGATAAGGCTGATTATAATGTAACCGGTCTATCATTTACTGGCAGTAACTATGTAGATACAGGTATCAAACTATTTGACTCTGCAAAAGATTTTACTGTATTGATTTCGTACACATCTACATTTACCGGCTATTTAGGTACAATAATTCACGCATTGTACGAAAGTGGAAGTTATCCGGGATTTTGCATAGATATTCCTTATAATGCTGGTCAGTACGGCAGATTTGCGGCATATACGTCATTAAACATAATACATAATTCAAATCTGTTGAATACTAAGAAATGCAGTGCAATAAGAAGGTCTGGGAACACATTTACTTTATTTACGAACGATAAATATCCTTCCGGTGTGGATGTAACATCAAATATACTTGCTACAACATTTAATACAAATGTCTTGCTTGGTGCATATCAGACAACAAGTGGTACAAAAGGAAGATATTATACAGGAACAATTAATCATTGTGCTATATATCTTAAGTCGCTTACAGATACTGAAATAAAATCATTAATGAGCAAAGAAGCATGAGATGAACCTTACTAAAACGGCGTTCGATCATTGTTTGAACGCCGTTTTAAAATTATACTTTTCAATTGGCAAAATTATACTTTTCGTTTTGCCAATTATAAAACATTCGAATCAAATATGAAATACATTCGGAAGAAATAGGTGATTCATTCGAATGAAATGACAAACTTATTCGAATGAAATGGGTAAAACATTCGGATGAAATGAGAAAATCATTCGGAT